CGACAGTCCGTGGTACAAGCGACACTTTGCAGACAAGTTCATTCTGACTGGCGACCAAAACCAGAAGCAGAGGTTCGAGAACGATAAGACAGGCTACCGCATCGCCACCTCAGTTGGGGGCGCTCTGACTGGTGACGGTGGTGACATCATCTGCATCGATGACCCACACAACGTCGTGGACAGCGACAGCGCCAAGATGCGCGAAGGTGTTCTCGAATGGTGGGACCAAGCCATGCAGACCCGACTCAACGATCCACGCACTGGCGCATTCGTCATCATCATGCAGCGCGTCCATGAACAGGATCTGACTGGCCACATCCTAGCCAATGAGCTGGGCGAAGAGTGGGACCACCTCTGTCTCCCAGCGCGGTACGAGATCGGACACCCAACGCCAACCAGATCCAGCCTTGGCTTCACAGATCCGCGCACAGCCGAAGGCGAACTGCTTTGGCCCCAGCGCATCGACGACAGAACGCTCGACACTCTTGAGCGCAGCCTTGGCAGCTACGCAGCGGCTGGTCAGCTCCAGCAGCGACCCAGTCCGAAAGGTGGTGGTATATTGAAGGCAAGCTGGTGGGTTCCGTGGGAAAAGGAAGAAATGCCAGAGATCGACTACGTCATCCAGTCTTACGACACCGCATTCGAGGCCAAGGAAAGCTCCAGCTACAGCGCAAGAACAACGTGGGGCGTGTTTAAGCACCAAGGCTATGACTGCGCGATTGTGCTTGAAGCTTGGTGGGACAAGGTCAGCTACCCAGAGTTACGGATGCTGGCGCAAGAGGCATACGACGACTGGCAACCCGACGCAGTGCTGATCGAAAAGAAGGCGTCAGGCCAATCTCTGTTACAGGATCTGCGCATGGCTGGCGTTCCTGTCGTACCCTACAGCCCAGATCGGGACAAAGAAGCTCGCGCCCATGCGTCAAGCGCTATTTTGGAAGACGGAAGGATTTTCTTCCCTTCCAACCGAAAATGGGCTAAAGACTTAATAGATATTTGTGCAGCCTTCCCAGCGCATCCCAACGATGATATCGTTGATACATGCACACAGGCTTGGCTACGGCTACGCAAGGGATGGTTCATTGGGCATAGCGAAGACCCAGAAGATGATGAATTTGTAGAAACTAAAAGGATGACGCTCTATGGCTGAACCAGAAAACATCATTCCATTTGCCGAAGGCGCTCCACCCGATGATCTGATTGTTGAAGAGCTTGAAGACGGTGATGTTCTGATTGGTGATCCAGAGCTGGACATGATGGAAGAGCTTGAGGACGCTGAGTTTGATCAGAACCTCGCTGAAATCATTGACGAGCGCGATCTACTGCGCACTGCACAGGATCTCATTGGCGACTTCGAGAACGACAGGGAAGCACGATCAGAGTGGGAAGAGCGCTACAAGCAAGGCTTGAAGACCCTCGACCCAGACGGTGGCCTAGACGAAAGCGAAGATGAACGCGCAACGCGCGGTCTGTCCGTTGTCGTCCACCCAATGATCGCAGAGGCAGCAACCCAGTTCAACGCAAGAGCCATCGCAGAGCTGTATCCATCAGGCGGTCCAGTGAAGACCGTGATCGTTGGCGAACCCAACGAAGAGATGGAAGAACAGGCGCGTCGTGTGCGCGAGTTTATGAACTATCAGGTCACTCAGGAGATGCCTGAGTATTTCCCAGACTTGGACCAGATGCTATTCCACCTACCTTTGATCGGCCACACGTTCAAAAAGGTCTGGTGGGACGCCAACATGGACCGCCAGTGCAGCCAGTTCGTGAAGGCAGAAGACTTCGTCGTCGCGCCAGAAAGCAAGGATCTTTACACATCCCCACGCTACACGCACATCATTCGGATGCCGAAGAACGAGTTCAACAAGTACGTTCAGAACGGATATTACCTACCGACCAGCTACTTTGGCGACACATCTGACCCAGTCGATGACGTGATCGGAGAGATCGAAGGCGTCGATGAATACGGTGATGACGCACAAGACAAGGTCATGACGCTGATTGAGATGCACGTCTATGAGCTGTTTGACGGCATTGATGGCGCAGTAGATGACGAAGACGAAAACGCAGTTGCTTTGCCGTATGTCGTGACACTCGACTACGACAACCAGCGCATCGTCAGCATCCGACGCAACTGGAACCAAGACGACGAAACAAAGAAGCGTCGTGACTGGTTTGTAAGCTACAAGTTCCTACCCGGCCTTGGCTTCTATGGCTTTGGCCTCTACCACATGATCGGTGGTCTGGGTAAGGCAGCGACAGGATCTCTTCGCGCCCTACTCGACAGCGCAGCATTCGCCAACATGCAGGGTGGATTCAAGCTGCGTGGGCGTGTCAATGGCGGCGACATTCAGGTCAACCCCGGTGAGTTTGTTGACCTCGACAGCACAGTTGATGACGTGAACAAGGCAATCATGCCATTGCCGTTCAAAGAGCCAAGCAGTTCCCTGTTCAGTTTGCTAGGGTACATTGTGGAAGCAGGGCAGCGTTTTGCAAGTACGGCTGACTTGAACGTCGGTGATGTCAATCCAAACGCTCCAGTTGGATCAACAGTTGCGCTTATTGAGCAGGGATCAAAGGCATTCAGCGCCATCCACAAGCGCTTGCACTATGCGCAAGGCCAAGAGTTCAAACTGCTTGCGGAGCTAAATGCAGAGAATCTTCCAGACGAGTTCAGCTTTGCACACGCTGGCGCGTCTGAAGTCATCTATCGTTCTGACTTCGATCAGCGTATCGACGTGATTCCAGTCAGCGACCCCAACATCTTCTCGACAGCCCAGCGCATTGCACAGGCACAGGCGGTGTTGGAGATGGCACGGTCAGCGCCACAGCTTCACGATCTTTACGAAGCATACAAGCGCATGTACGAGGCCATCCGCATTCCGAATATCGATGAGATCCTGAAGAAGCCTGAAGAGGCTGTGCAGATGGACCCCATCGACGAGAACATGAGCGTGATGTATGGCAAGCCAATCCGCGCGTTCCCAGAGCAAGATCACGACGCGCACATTGCAGTCCACATGCAGTTCCTTCAAGATCCGTCGCTTGCTGGCAACCCCGGCGCCAAACAGATGCAGCCTGTCCTGATTGCGCACATTGCGGAACACATTGCGCTGCTTTATCGCCAACGCATGGAAGCAAGCGTCAACATGCCGCTGCCACCACTGCCAAACTTCAAAGAGATGAAGATCAAGTTCAACGACGTGGACCCAGAGACAGATCGCCTGATCAGTCAACGTGCTGCACAAGTTGTCGCAGCTTCACCACAGATGAAGCAGATCGAAGCGATCAGAGGCTTGGGACAGAAAGGTGGGGCGCAAGGCAACCCACTACAGTACGCACAGCAATTGGCGCAGCTAGAGACAGAGGCGTTGAAGGCGAGAACACAAGCGCAGATCGAAGCAGATCAAGCCAAGGCGCAGTCGAACATCCAGATCAAACAAGCGGAAGCACGTCAGGATATGGAGATCGAAATGGCCAAGGCGCAAGCGGATATGGAAGCAAAGATCCGCAAGCTAGAGGCAGAGTTGCAGCTTGAGAGGGAAAAGAACGCGGCGAAGATACAGATGGAGGCCATGAAAAATAATGTACCCCCCACAGTATAGACTTCCCCCAATAAACCCAGCGGCATTCGGTGGTCTGCCGCAGGGTCCAGCGCGTGGTCCCTCACCTGCCCCTCCCTCAGTTGGGGGGCCACAAGGTCAGCCACCTATGGATATGAATAAGTATTTGATGAACAAGGTTATGGAGATTCGCCAGCGCATGGGCAATGGCGATGTTGGTGCGTTAGCGGCGATTGCGGATGCAATGCCACAGCCTCAAATGAATGTGGCAGCGCAACCACGACCACAACAACCACAACAACAACCACAACAGCAAGCGAGGATGGCGTAATGTGTTTTGGCGGTGGAACAGGATCAGCTAATGATTCTAGCAACGATAATGATAGTGGATCTGGCAACAGCCTTGGTGAAACTTTAGCAAATTTCTTCACTCCAAATGATGGTATGTCATATGTGGATGGAGTTTTAGTTGATGATTCTGATAATTCTCCAATTGATATATCTACACCTTCTCCAGCTACACCATCAAACAATAATGACGATAGACCAGCGCCTGTGACAAATCCAAACGCTGGTAGCTACAACGAGACACAGACCGACGATAAGTGGGGCTACACCAGAGCGGATGGCACAAAGGTCAGTGCATTCCAAGATATGATCGATGGTGGTGGTAAGAACTTTGGCGGTGAAAGCTTTGGCATTTCAGGTGGCGAACTGGCTGACTTAAACGGTGATGGCTACGTTACGAATGCAGAAGCTAATGCAACTGGCGGCTTGAATGAGAATTTTGTATCAAAAATCTCGAATGCGTCAGGTGCAACGCCATTGGGGTCAGGCTTGGAGCCAACTGGGGTTGCTGGTGTGCTAAATACACCTATTGTTGGGTCAGCTTTGACAGGTGGTTTGGCTGGTTTGTACACTGGTGCAAGAGAGTTGACTAACAACTTTGGGTATCCCGGTCGCCCAGCGACATCAACAAACACGGATCTGGACAGTGTTGTTGGCCAATTGTCTGGTCAGGATGCGATCAATGCAGCGGTAAACTACGCATACAATGATCCAATCCAGTACAACCCACAGTCAGCGGATGATGTGACGGTTTCGACGGCTGCTGTTGATTATGGTGATGAAGCTTCAAGACGCAGAAACATCTACGGCACTGGAACTAGAGATTATGATCGCTTTACACGCGGTGGCGGTGGTTATGCCTTCATGCCAGCCTATATGCGTCAGTTCATGACTGGTGAGAAGTTCGATGTGGTCGCAGAGCCAATCACCTTGGCAGACGGAACAACTGCATATCAAACGCCAGATGGCCGCATTCTAAGCCCAGAGCAGTTTGCAAATACAGCTCAGTATGAAAATGCACTGACTGTTGATGGGCCAGAAGAATTGAGAGGCTACAGCATGACAGATGCTGCTGGCAACGTGACCTATTATGATCCTTCAGGCAACATCACAAGTGAGATCACATGAACCAACGAAACGCCAACAGGTTGAGGCAAAAAGGCACTGCGTCTTTAGCTGCATGGGACTTCAAATCTAAAGATGGTCCAAAGGAAGTTCCGATGGCTGCGTTTGATAATGCGCCCGAAAAACAGTCAATGGCTGCGTTTGCCAACGTGCCGCGACGGACAGAGATCATGGGTCAGCCTCACATGCTGTCTTACATCAACCCTGAAGAAGAGGCGGTGTTGCAGCAAATGAGGGGTGGTATGCCCCCAGTGGCAGGGCCGGGCGGTGTGCCTAGTTATCTTAGTTGGCAAGACGTTAAGGATTCATGGAACAGAACAGTTGATGCTGTTAAGGACACCTTTAGCGGTGGCAGCGTAAATACAAGCGCGAAAGACGCTGACATGGGCGTTGGTGCAATCAACACTGGTGCAACTTACCGTGGTGATGATCCTGTTGTTTCTGGTGGTTTTGATTTTGGCAATGATGATGATGATGATCCTGTTGTTGCAACTGGATCAAGTGGTTATCCAAGCTTGGATGCGACTGCTAATAATGTTGTTAGCACAGGAACGCTTATTGATTTAAGTGGACTTGACTTTGATTATTTAGCGGCCCTTCGTAATGCTTATGGCGGCGATAATGTGACTGGCGAACAGCTTAGACAAGAATGGAATGACTCTCTTGGCATTGATACCAGTTATGTAGATACGTCTAGTATTGCTGGAATTAGTGATGCGTCTGGCGTTGATTATACTTCTCCTGACGATGACGATGACGACAATACCAACACTGGCCAAGTGAACACTGGCTCGAAAGATGATGACTTGGGTGTTGGTGGGTCAACGACTACCGTCACGGCTGATGATCTAAGCAGCAACACAGGAACGATCACAACTTCAACTGGTTCAGGAAACATAACAGTTGCCGATGATAGCAACGTCGCTGATAGCATCACGTCTGGTAACAATACGGCAACAAACATTGTGACAGGCGGTGGTGGTGACAACAACACATCAGTAAGCCAACCAGCCGTTGTTGATACATTGTCTTTGCTGAATCCTGTTGAGAAAATCCTTGTTGAAACATATGGTTGGACAGACAACGGTGATGGCACACTTACCAACTTAAATGGCGGTATTTACGATGAAGGTGAATACATCAATAACACTACTATCATGGGGCCAATTGGTAGTGGGACAACTGATGTAACGCAGCTAACAGACGCTGAAAAAGAAGAAATCGTCATGAATCAGCCTGTCATCATCAATGATGATGGGACACTGGAAACCAGCGTTATAACAAATGTTGAGCAAGATGGTGCGGTTAGCTACGACACAAATCCATATTTCGATCTGACAGATCCAAATGAGCCTTTGGTGACTGGTGATGGAACGCCATTTACTGGTAACTTTGAAGGTGTGCAGTACGTCAATGGCCAGCCAGTTTCATCTGGCACGACAACGATCTACGATGGTGGACAAGACACCTTTGAATCGACCTTCCAATCCCTTTACGGTGTGCCTGTTCCAACCACTGAAAGCGAGTTTATGGCGCTTTCTGACAGCGCAAAGCAAGATTTGGCGCTTGGATTGACAAATGATGAGCTGAAAGAGCTTGTGCAAACAATCAGCACAAACAGCGGTGAAAACGCCACTGTTACGCAGCAATTGATTAACTTTGGCGCTGATTTGCTTGGTGTTCGTGGCGTTGGCGACGATGAGATGTACAAAGTTGACCTAAGAGGCATGGACATCGATTCTCTTTTACCTAACCTAAATCCATTACGGCTTGAAGTTAGTGCGCCAAATGTAACTTTGGTCACCACTCAAGAGTTAGAAAATCTGTATAACGATTACTATGATCTGAAATCTGAGACAGTTCCATTTGATCAACAAGGCGAAGTGCCACTAACAGTTGATGAGCTGAACGAGATTGTGAACGCAGCGCTGGGTGAAGGCGAAGACGTCCCAATGACGGCTGAAGAGTTGAACAATCTTGTGAACGAGTCGCTTGCCTCTGCTGGAGATGGCGGTGGTGAAGACGTTGATGTGGGTGGCAGTGGATCTGATACATCCCCAGTTTTCTACGATATGTTTGGTAATGAATACAGCACAGCAGAAGATGCTATTGCTGCCGATAACAGCTTCATCATAGAGGTAGATGAAAGAGATGGTGGAAGTGAAGACGTTGATATTGGCGGCAGTCGCACGGACTTTGGTGGGTTAGTTAATCAAGACTACACTAGTTACACGGATGAAAGCTTCCAAGGAAGAGATCTTACTGAAGGTGGCGTCAATATTGGCTACGCAACCAGCGGTGAGAATGCTGGGAGTTCAGCAACCATCACGCCAGATGGTAAGATCGAAATCTTAGGGCCGGGGTCTAAATATACAGGAATTTTCTTTGAAGGTGAGACTGCTGTAGATGATGCGATTGATTACCTGACAGGCAATGCAGATGCTGAAGATGTGCCAAGTGGTGAAGGTGAAACTCTAACTGATAATATAGAAATCACAGACGAAAAGCTTCGTGAAACAGTTGGATATAACACGCTAATTACTGATATGGGTTTAACAGATGCAGATGCATTAGACTTATTGAAATCGCCCATGTTTGAAATGAGAGATTCAGACGGTAATCTTATTTATGAAGATTCAGATCCTTTTGCGAATATTATGGGGGATGGTGAAGGTGAAACTTTAACTGAGTTTAATCCAGAAGTTAGAGAACCATCAGAACCAACACCAACAGAACCAGACAACACCACCTTAGAAGATCCAGAGTTCCCTGATGAGGGGCTTGATATGATCGACACATCAAGCTTGGAAGGCGTTCTGGCAGAATCTGGTGACATTATCTTCAACGAAGATGGAACGGTATCAACTGGAGATGGAGAAAACTTTGACACAGCAGAAGAAGCTATTGACGCAGTTATCAACGGATCTGGATCAGATGGAACAGGATCTGATACAGTTGGCGTCGGCGGTGAAGGCGAAGGTGATGAAGCTGGTCAAGGGGACGGAGACTTAGGCGACGGCGACACTGACGGAGCTGGTGAAGATGGTGCTGGTGGCGATGGTCTGACTGGTGATGGCCTTGGCGGTGAAGGTACAGGCGGCGAAGGTGGCGACGGTGAAGGTGGCAGTGGCGATGGAGATGGAGATGGAACTGGTGATGACGGAGTCGGTGATGGCGATGGTGAGGGTGGTGGAACTGCTGGTGGTTCTGGTGACGACGGTGGTGGTGTAACCCAAGTCGCAGACAGCTACCGCGTAGACCAAGATTTTTCAGTCAGAGACATCGTTGATGATTTCAACAGACGCAGAAAGAGTGGTTTGGGCTATGGCCTACCAGAGTACATGCGCAGATACATGAGTGGTCAGGTTATCGATGAGCTTGTCAGACGTGTTGAATTGGCTGATGGATCTGTATTCTACGTCACACCAGACGGCAGATACCTAGATCCAGAAGAGTTCATTGGCACGAAGGTTTTGGGTGATACGCAGTCTATTAAAACTGGCGAGGAACGCTACCAGACTGGCTACACAACCACCAATCTACGGACAGGTGAAACAACTCAGTACGATACAGATGGAAATCCAATCCAAACTTAGGTATAAACGTCGCAAGACACATTTGATAGGAGCCGAAAAATGGCAGAAGGAATGAAAGCAAACCCAGACTACCAACTGGTAATGCGGTTTTTGGAGCTTATTCAGCCGGGTGACATGGACGAAGATTCGGCCAACCAGCTTATGATGATTGGGCAGCGCATCCAAAACGGTGGCGCTTTGTCTGACAAAGAGCGCGAGATGTTCCAAAGTGTGGTTGGCGCAATGCCAGCAACCCCAACACCACCCCCAGCGACATCAATGGGTCAAATGACAGACGCAGAACAGCGCATAGCTGACGAAGAGGCGTTCCAAGCAATGGTGGCGCAGCAGAACCAAATGCAGCAACCCATGCAGCAGCCAATGATGCAAGATCCACGCGCAACATCACCGCGTCCAATGCTGCGTCCAAACCGATAGGAGTCTGACATGGCTGAAGTAAACGTAGAAAACATGGAAGAAAACGCAGAGCTTTTCATGGAGAAGATGGGCTTTCCACACGATGCGGCTGGCCTTGAAATGACTGAAGAGCAGCTCGTTAACTTCCTAATGCTGTGCTACCAAGAGAAGTACGGAATGCACGAAGAAGAGTACGACGAAGAGTACGAAGAAGAGTGCGATTGCGATCACGGCGGTGAGTGCGAGTGCGGCCACCATGACATGATGATGCCAGAGGATGGCATGAAGGTAAAAGTCATGAAGATTGGCGACGGACAAAGCGTCCACGAAATGATGAATGAGCTGCTAGGCGGTTACTAATGCCTGTCAAAAAGGTCAAAGGCGGTTATCGCTGGGGAACTAAAGGCAAAGTATACAAGAAGAAGGCAGATGCTGAACGACAGGGACGCGCTGCCTACGCTTCTGGGTACGGAAAGAAAAAGAAGAAGGCCAAAAAGTAATGTCGATCAACCTCTTCAAAACGCTTGGTAAAGTCATCAAAGAAGGGGTCATCGATCTTGGCCTTGGCAACTACGCTGATGTGGGTCAAGTTACAGAAGAGCTTGGCAGCAACATCATGCAGCAGGGTCTGCGCTATTCTGACGACGCGACAACAAACGAGATCGTCAATCAATACCTATCAAATATCAATCGTGGCAGTGCGCTAACCAAAGGCGCAAAGCAGATCCAGCAAACGCCACTGGGCAAGCTGAACGTCCCAGTTGGCAGCGTCCCATTCGAAGAGATTGGCGCAGAGATTGACATCACCACCACAAACCAAACGCAGCCATTGCCATTCGACTTCCAGAAGGCAATCGATGAAGGCGCGAAGTTTATGTCGATCAAAGGTGATCGCTCTAGCGGCACTGGATCTATCGTGTCGGTCAACGACATCCCACTTGTTGAGCCAGTTAAGCGTGAGGGCGGCTATCAGTACGCCACAGAGCTTGGAAACGTCGAAGACAACCGCATGTGGGCAAGCGATCCTAGCGTACTCAGTAAGCAGCGTAGGAAGGCTGAAGAGATCTCTGGTCAGAAGCGCGATCCCAAGACAGGCGAGATCATCGAAGAAGGCGTACCAGTCTATGGCGTATACTTCCCCGGCGCTGGGGAAAACGTAAACTTCTCGACAATGGTCGCAGACACTACGCTGAACATGATGCCTAACATGCCAATCACCAAAAAGGCGATCAAACAGTTTGACGAAAACCTCAAGTCGATTGACCCTAACTGGCCGGGCCTCAAGTCTACAGAGCCATCTGATATTGAGCGCATAAAAGCGTATCTATTTGCGCCAAATCGTGGAGATGCGCGTAAGGCGTTTACAGAAGAGCTTGCGAAGCCACGCAGCCTGAAACTGGGCTTCCCAGATCAAGCGTCTGTACGCGCAGCTATATCTGTCCCAGACATGCTTGGCACAGGCTCTGGCGACCAAGCAGGGCGCATGATTACAAAGATCGACTACAATGCCCCATTTGACGAAACATCACGCCACAAGACGTACCCAGCAGGGTTGAAGGGTGTCGAGGGTGATCCTGTCTATCGCATGGCAGACGAAAGCGGCCAGTTTAGAGATGTGCCTGTATCAATGTTCTTCCCTGACTTTATGGAAAGCAGAAAGGTTGAAGGTGTACTGCCCCCAGAAGCTGCAAACATAAGATCAATGGAGCTACGTCAAGCTACACAGCCTGTGAATACACAAGTCGAGGATATTATCCGCGAATACTTGCGTACTTCAGGTCAATAATCTGGGCTGGGATGGTCTGTTTTGTCGATACGCAAGTTGCCACAGACAAAGTCATCAATGGCGTAAAGACTAGCCTCTTGTTCTTGTGTCAGACCTTCTTCCTCTGGGGTCAGTTTGATCGAATTGACCAATTCCCAGATGCGATCATGAAGCGCACTTCGAAAAACGTGAGGGTCAAAATCACCTGTGTCGAGGTCATTCTTGAGGGTATGGATAGGATCTTCCATAAATATATTCCTTTCTTTGGTATTTTTTATATAATGGCGACAAACCCACAAAACAAGCGGAGCTTCTGATGCCAGCCAAGAAGAAACCGAAAAGAGATGCTTGCTATCGGAAAGTGAAAGCACGTTACACGCGCAACGGTGGGACGTGGCCATCTGCATATGGGTCTGGGGCTTTGGTAAAATGCCGCAAAGTAGGTGCAGCGAACTGGGGTAAGAAAAGTGCCAAGAAAAAAAAGTAGCAGCAGCGACAGCCTGAGAAAGTGGTTTGGACGCAACAAAGGCAAAGGCTGGGTCAACTGCAAGACAGGTGGCCCATGTGGTCGTTCAGATCGCAGCAAAGGTGCGTACCCAGCGTGTCGCCCTACAATGGCACAATGCAAAAGCAAGTCAGCTAAGTCAGCGGCCAAGCGCAAGACATCCAAGAAGCGCGTAAATTGGAAAGGTAAGAAGTAATGGTAAAGAAAGCAGTCGAAGCTCCCAAAGGTTACCATTGGATGAAAGTAGGCAAAGGCTTCAAGCTTATGAAGAACCCTGCTGGTGGATACAAACCCCATAAAGGCGCAAGCAAGAAAGCGTCTTTTGAAGTTCAGAAGGTACACAAAAAATGAAAAAGCTAAGTCCAGCCCAGAAAAAGATCGCGTCGAAAGCCAAGCCTAAGAACAAAATCACAGGCGCTGACTTCAAGAAAATGAAGAAAACCAAAA